AGAAGATGTTTCAATAAATCTACCAAAAGTATTAGGAGATAACGTTGCTAATGGTTGATAGTGTATAGCTGCATTTAAAGCAATAGGCGTTACCACGTTTGTAGTTGAAGATGTATTAATACCGTTAAAATCTACACCATCTGCATAGTAGTTGTAAAATACAGGAAAAGCTAAAGGGTTATAGCTTTGTGGATATACTATTAATTGTACGCTCATTAGACTGCTTGTGTTCTTAGTATTTTACTTTTTTCTAATTCAAATGTATACTGCATTAACTTGTCATTAGCTATTGTCTTTCTAGTATAACTTGATGATGTTAATCTTATAGGTTCTACGTATGTGCTTAGAGTTGTATTTATGTCATTAGTACTTGTATAGCCATTAACAATATAAACTTCTGGACTATTAACCAATTCTTCAAACCATACACCCTCTGCTTCATTTACATAGTCAGTATTTATTGTTAGCCTTTCCATAGCGTTTACTCTAAAAGATTTTTTACCACCTTTATATCCATTTAGTTGATAATAGTTTTCATTCCAAGTACCCTCTGTTTGTGTGTATTGCGTACCCTGAGTTGTAATACTTCTATTTGACCTTTTTGTGAATGTATAGTAATCCCATACACCGTACTGATTTAACCAACAAAGCCTTACAGCTTCATAACCTTTAAGGTCAGGGCATTGTCTGTATATTGTAATTGTTTCACTTATAGCTGTACTACTAGAGTTTCTTAAAACTACCGTATAATAATCTAAAGTATCATTTGTTATTATTGTTTGGAACGTACTGCTCCAATTTCTCAAATTTGCAGGAAAAGCTCCTAAGTGTAATAAGTTTCTTTCTGCTTCTGTAAGATTTGCGCCATTTGTACCATTTGCAGGGTAAGTTTCTGTTCCTAAACTTGCACCTGCTGAATTATAAAATGTAAAAAGCACATTATTTAAAGTTGCGTCTGTTCTTAAAAAAGAAAGAGTACCGTAATCCCCTACTTCTGCATATTGAGTAGTTGGCGCATTAGTTAAAAACCTACTTGAACTTGAAGATAGAACAAAGTCTGTAGTGTCAAAACCAAAATCAGCGTTTGTTTTATCTAATACGTCAGTCCTTTTTAAGTAACCATTAAATAATAAATATACAACAGAATTTTCTGTATCTTCAATAGATGGTACTCCTGTTGCTGTTGCTGCCGCTTCTATTTTAAATACTATTTTTAACCACCTTACGCAATTATTAGTCATGCTTAATTTATCAGTAGTTTGCAAAGGTCTATACTGAATTTCTGGTGTAAGTAGTTTATTTCCTTTGTAGTCAGAAGAAAAAGCTGAATTGTTATCTGCGCTTACATAGCTTTCAACCACTTTGCTTAAATCAAATATTCCTACACCTGCATTGTTTGGTGTTGTTTTAAACGTACCTACTAAGTCATCTGTGGTAGATGTATTTGGTGGTGTTGTTGAACTTATATGTACTTCTGCTATATATTTAACCTTAAATTTTGTAGATACTACGGTGCTGTCAGATACCGTATAAATTACAGGCTGTCCTACAGGTAATATATTGTATAAAGGTTTTTGTTTTATTATTAATGCCATACTGCTAATTGTTTTGTGTTGGAAAATCTTTTGTCACTCCATCTATTGTTGCTGTTAAGTCTTTTCCTACAGATTCTAATAAATCTTTGCCAAATGTTTCTAATGCAAGTCCTAAAGGTCTTTGAAAAAACGAAATACTTTTAATACCATGTAGCTTTATTTTTCTTGCAATTAAAAACTGTAAGGACTTTCTAGCTGTAAATTGCCCGCCTTTTTCTCTAGGTGCTAGCCCTTTTTTTACTATCCACTTATCTAGCATACTAGGTGGCGGCATTTTATTAGTATATTTAAACGGACTAGCTTGTGTTTTACCAGTCCATGATTTATACTGTTGTATTGTTTTGTTACCGCTTACTCCTTTATCTACAAAAGTACCATAGCCAAGCATAAAAAATTTAACTGTAAAATTTTCCCCATCTTCTTCAACTTCAAAGCGTTATATAATTCCTTACTAACATTTTTTTTATTTCTAGTTAAACTTGCTCTAGATTGTTTTATAACATTCTTACCAAAGCTATTAAGAAATCTTTGTAGATTATCTGTTTTCATTACTCAGCTATTGCTACAAATAATTCAACTCTAGGATTGTATGAAGAACCTACAGGCTTTACTTGTAAAGAAGCAATATTTTCCATTGTTCCAAAACTAGGAGTTGTATCTTCTTCCGCTAAAGCAATAGCAGCTCCCTGTGATAATACATGGCTGTTACCTGCTGTAATTGTTACTTGATAATTACTTGCTGTAGTTACTATTGCCAATTCTATTTCAGCATTAGCGTCTAAGTTTGTAACTCTGATATATTTAGTTCTGTCTACATCAATAGCTCCTGCTGATGTATGAGGGCTAGCTGCAAAAGTTGCTATAGTAGTTGTTTGAGAATGCGCGCATGTTACTATTCGTTCTAATACATCTCCTATTCCTGTAGTTGTTACCGTGTTTGTTGAACCTCTTACACTTCCGTTAAGAGTAACCGATTCTGTGATTGTTGTCGTCAAATCTGATGCCATAATTTTTTATTTTTTATCTATTTGTTTTAATTTATTTATTGCCCATTCTACTCCGCTAGTGCCACCCCAAGCGTCCCACATTATACCACCGCAACCTTCTGAATAGGGTACGTCTTTATGTTGTTGATGTCTTTTGAAACTAGCCATTCGTGCTATAGTATCTCTGCTTATATTTTCTTTATTCGCTAATTGTCTTGCTCTAGTCCAACCTACTCTAGTACCGCAATCACTACCGTTTTTCTCTTTCCATTCTATTGCACGTTTAGCATTATTACTAGCACTATCTGGGTAGTCATTGTACGTTTCAAACTTTATGCTTATAGCTTCTAGTTTTTCTATTAAATCATCATAGTTCATATTATTTGTTTTTCATTAAAGCTAGTATTGTATTTATTTTTTCTTTTAGATCTTCCATGTTTTTTTGATTCCTTTCGTGGTGTTTTGAGAAAGTATCTTTAACTTCCCTAATACTAAAAAAGAAAAATTTATATAAAGCATAAAAACAGCCTAATAATAAGACTAAACTTAGGCCGTAGTTTTCTATTAGTTTTAAAGTTTCTTCCATTAGAATTTATAAGTTATCTTTGGTGGTATTAGTTGTATTATTAATTTTCCTATTCTAAATTTAAACATTAGTACCCTGCTCCTTTATTTTGTGTTGATAACGGAATATTACAAGTTTGGAAATCATTAGTTACTAAGATTCCAATGTTGAAAACATAACCGCATAACTCATTGTCAAATCTTTCAATAAAAGGCTCTAGTGTAAACTCATCTTGCGTAAAATATATAGGTTTGTTTATGTCATTAGTTCCTTCTGCTGATTGCTGTATTGAGTGTCTTAACATGCTAATAATATCAGTACATATTTGCAAAGTTTCATTAAATACATCTTGTTCATTTCCTAGTGTTTTATATAGCTTTGTAAAATTAGCGTCCATATTGTTTTCAGTCCATTCTTTCTTCTCACTTACTAAGTCGCCTACAAATATTTGAAAGTTGTATGTTAATTGACTTTGCCCTGTTGTTACATTTATTGGGTTTATGTGCATAAGCGGAAATTTAGTATTCATTTCCAAATCTATGTCATATATATCTCCTACTGCTGTAGTATGTATTTGTGCATGATACTCACCTATTCTTAGTAAAGTATTAATTACGTTGTTATATGTTTTACTTTGTACTGCCATTTAATTTTACTTTTTGACTTGCGTTTAAATCTGTTTCGTAACTTAACCAAGTTAAGCATTCAAGTAACCCAAGTTTTGTTATTGTTTCTAAATTCCAAATTTGTGCATTACACAATCTATACATAACTGCGAACCAACCCCATTTTTCGGCAAAGGATTCTGTTACTCTTGCTTCCCCATGTTGCTCAGCATTTCCATCAAAAACGATGGCAAAATCTCGCATAATTCCTTCCCTAAAGTCCAAAAAAAAACCAGACTTGCTTGCACTTGCTCTGCTGACATCTTCTTCATTTCTTCTGCCCTTATACTAATATCCCCATCGTATGCTTCAATAGTATAAATTTTATTTTTCTTTTCAACTACTGGTCTATATAGTATTGCCATTATTTCTGGCAAATGTTTTTCCAACCCTAGTTTTATAAAATGTTCTAAATCGGCATACGACCCGAGCGTAATATCCGAAAGTCTAGGATGGAAACCGTACTCTACATTCCCTATTTTAATTATTCTTTTAAACTTACTGTTTTGCTTATTTTGCAATTCAGTAATCTTTGTCATTAAAAGAGCTACATCTTGTATACCTAGTTCTTTAACTAATTGTTTAGGTATATTAGATAGAGCAGCAATAGTTTCAGCAGCTTCCTTTGTCTTACTTCCTGTTTCTAAGTCTATAAGTTTAAGCCATTTACTTAGAGTAACATCTGACCATTTACTTATTAACTTATACTTCTTTGTCTTACCTTCTTTTTTAATTTGTACTTCCATATCTCAATATATAATAGAAAAAATTGTTTTTTAGTTTAAAGTTATTTTAAAGTTTGTATATTCGCCGCATACTAATTTTTCTACATCATGTTTTGTTATAGATCTGCCCTTCTTTGTAAGGGCTTTTCTATTGCACAAAATACTTACCGTAATTAACATTGTCCAAATGATAAATTACATTATATCTTATTGCGTCTATAGCATGATTGTAGTTATCTACATATAACTTAGAACCTTTGTCAGCATAAACATAGTTATTTAATTCCTTAGCTATATTAGTTGATTCAGGCGTAATAACAAGTTCATAATCTTGCATACGACTAATGCCACTTTCTATTGTTCCTTTTTTTACAGGCCGTATATTTACGCCTAAATGTTTTAAATCTTCAATCAATCTAGGCTCTGCACTATCAGCTATTATAAGTTTGTTATCTACTTTGTCTAAAACTATCTTAGCTAATTGATGTGATTTTAAGCCATTCTGGTATATGTGTTCTTTTAAATATATTTTCTTTTTACGTTTGTCAATAGCTACTTCTACTAAGCTGTCAGGATCAATACTAAAACCAAAGTCCATACCACAGCTAGTCTGTAAGTTATCTGGATTAAATTCGCCTATACTCCAATTATCAAACACTACACCTTCTGCTTTGTCAAGCCAACCACCTAAAATCTTATGCTGATACTTTTTAAAGTTTCTATGCTTAATTGCCTTAATACGCTCTAGGAAGCTATTAGACAGGTTTTCCATGTTATCCTTATATGTACTATGTATATAGCATACATTGTCTTTAACGCCATTAAAACCTGCTTCTACGCCTTTGCTTTCAAAAAATCTATTATATATCCAGTGTTCTTTGGTAACAGGGTTTAGGATCAAGATAATTCTATTTTGTATTTCCTTTTCTCTAATACTTAAATCTATTGTGTCAAATATATCTTCATCAATTAATTCTTCTGCTTCATCTAAAACCCATGTAGATATTCCCTGTAAAGATTTTAGACTTGCTGTTTGGTTTCCTGCTGACGTCTTAATACCTCTAAATAGTATATCTGATTGATTGCCTAAGTTTACAACTTCTGCTTTGTTTACACTAAATATGTTTTCAAAACCAAGCAGGCTAATCTTTTCTAAAAATTCTGGTATGATAGATAAGTGAGCAGATACCATAGTGTATCTTGTAAACAATACCCTAATGTTCTTTGACATTGTAAGTAAAGTCAGGAATACCGTAACAGCAAATGATTTACCAGAACCTCTACCACCTGTTATAATAAAGTATCTGCAATCACTTGAAATTAACGCTTGATATTTTTTATTCAGTTTCAGTTTCTACAAATGTTATTAAAGGCATATTAATACTATCATCATTTGTTGTAACATCAACTCTTTGCTGTGGTTTGCCATAAAAGTATTCAAAGAATAACTTGACCGCCCATTGTTCTTTATTGTCTATGCCTTCTTCTAAAGACTTTAAAGCCTTTTCATTCATAGGGGTTAAGTTCTCTATTAACTTTTGCTCTGCGGCTTTGCTTTTACGTCCTGCGCCTTTTCTAGCACCACCGTTGTTTATTCTTTTATCCATAATTGAAAAAGATTGATTATTCAATTCTATATTATATAATAGAAATTATTCATATTCATTTGGCAGCATTAATCTTATACCTAGTTCTGTTAAAGCCCATATCCTAATTTGGTCTGCATATACTTCAAATTCTTTTGTATTCATTCTTGCTGTACTGTTAATCTTTTGTATGCCTATTGTTTTATCTTCTATTGGTATTGTTTCCCATTCACTTGCAAACTTTACTTTTAATATATCGTGCATTTCATCTGGGTAATATCCTAATTCATTTGCTAAGGCTTGTACTATACACGCCCAATAGTAATTGTTTTGCATATTGCTTCTGTTGTTTCTTTGTTTCTTTACATTAACTATATAATCGGTTTGTAATTCTTTTAAATAGTTTATCAGACTTTGTTTATCTTTATTGGATTTTATTACAAACTTCATTAATCAAAAGGCTCATTTATTCCACGTTCACCTACTAGCTTTTCTTTTGCACTATCCCATAGCTTATCTCTATGGTTAGACAAAGCACTATCATTTCTTACAATAGTTGGCATACCTTCAACGGGTTTGCTAGTCATATATTTACCGCAACTACACTTAGCTTCCTTTGCCACCCATTTTTTATCAACTAATATTAAAGTAGTTTTGTTAAGGTGTTTTGATTCTTCTTTACATTCACAGATATATTTCGCCATTGAAACTATATGTTTTAGGTGGTTTTTCGTTTTTCGTTTTTAAATAGTAATTAGTTGTTTCACTACACTTAAAGCCCATTTGTAACTCATAGCCAATATCTTCAGTTATAATTTTAACTTTCTTAGCTTTTTTTTTCTTCATTTATTATTCTTTCTAATTCAAAGTGTAAATGGTCTATTGCTTTTCTTATGTCTTGAACAGCAGGGTTGTTTGGTTTTTTACCTGCCCGTAATAAGTAGGTAGTTGCTGTTCCAATATTATAGCTTAGGCCAAAGTTGCTTACAACATCTTTTGCCATGTAGCCATTTTTTCCTTTATAGTATTCAGGTATTTTTTCTTCCATTTTTTTCGTATATTCTATCGTTGTGTAAACCACCTGTTAGTGTTTTAGGTTCTAGTTTGTCTATGTTTTTAAATAGCTTTCTATTATTTTCTTTCATTATTTTTCTTCTCATTCTATTAATAATAAAGAAATAAATTACTATTGCTGCTATTAAGCTAATTATTATTTTCATAATCTGTATACTTAGTATATAATTTTTTTATTCCGTCAAAGCAAGTAGATATACAAGAACCGCAATTAGTATGTGTATTGTAATTTGTGTTATGTATCGTGTTATATAACTCTATCATTTTAGTTTTAGCTGTTTGATCCTTTGCTCTACCTGTTTTTAAGTCTTTCCATAAGTCTAGTATCTCATTTATTATTTCTTCTGGTAAGTCATCTGGTGTTTCTACTTCCGTTGTTTTTTGCCATTTTTTAGGGTTTGCTGCACATTCTGAAAAAGCGATTCTTGCCTTCACTTTCATAAAACATTTACAAATTGAGCAATTTCCTAATAAACTTAGATACTTGTCACAAGACTTACAGATAGCTATTCTATCTTCATAAATATTATTAGGTACAAAAAATTTATTCATATTAAGATGGCCATATTATTATTAAATTATTCAACTAATTCTTTTTTTAGTATTTCTCTTACTTTGTCTATTGTAGTAAATAAGCTATTACGACTTATGTTAGTCTTAGCAGCCAAGCTGTCAAGTGTATTGCCTTCATAGTAATAAAGTTTAAATAATTCCCGATCGTACCAATGTAAATTATCTAAGGCTACGTCTATCTGTTCTAGCTTTTCCCATTGTGTAACATCTAAATTTTCTGGTTTATTTTCTAGCTCGTTAAATGTATAAGTATAGTTTTCATTTTTACTATGAATTGTTTTATAATACCTTTTGTACTTATAATAAAAATTACTTCTAGGACTTGTTAAAGACCTACGCAACGCTACAGCCCCATATCTTATTATGCCTTCTTTTCCATCTTTTTCCCATATACCTTTTAAAGTCGTAGGATTCATGCTTAGAAAATATATCATAAGTTCCTGTACTGCGTTTTCAATATCATGGTCATTTTGTGTTATGCCATAACACATTGTTTTAAATTTATCTGTTAGCTTTGATATTTCTATATATATCTTATTCACTTTTAGGCTTTATATGTTGCAAGTCTTTTATTAGCTCATCTAACTGTTCATTTAATAAAAAACGATATGAATTTATTTTATGTTGGTTTCTTTTTGTTTCTAGCCCTGCAAAATAACCATTTACCATTACAGAAACATTTACAGGTATTATCATTAAATAGTCATGCCAGTTACCTTTATTTACACCATTTCCATATTCGTTATGATACTGTAGAATAATATCCATAACATCTAAAAAAGTTTTATATTTTTTTTTTGAAGAACAATCTTCAACAAAGTCATTAACAATTTTTAAGTATTTATTAATTACTACTTCGTGATGATGGCTTGCAAATATTGGTTTTATCATTACGCCAAATATAATGAAAAAACTATTCTATTCCTTTTTGTTTTTTTAAGTTATCAACAAGCTGTTTGTAATAACTTATTTCATCTTCATAATCTACTCTAGAAAGTTTAACTGTTTGTCTAGCTTTGTATTGTAGTTCTTCGGCTGTACCTTCACCATACTTTAAATCTAAATTTAAACCAAACTTGTACTGTTCGCCCTGCTTGAACATATTACAGCCTACACATTGTGTTTGGCAATTAATTTCGCAGAATCTAGTTGGTAAATGATTTCTACTTTGAAAATGTCCATTTTGCATACCCCCTTTTTTATAGTGAGCAACCTTACCACAAGTGAAACATTGTACCATTCCTTCTGACGTTGCTTCTCTTAACCTAATGTATAAGCTAAACCATTTATCAAGTTCTTTTTTTAATTTACTTATTGTTTTCTTCATAGCCTAATTCTTTACGCCATTTGTTTTGTATAGTTTCTTTTCTTAGCTTATATTTTTTACCCCTTAATTCTTGAAATTCTTCTTGTAGTTTTCTACGCATACGAATAACAGTTTTAGCATTAGTTAATCTTCCTTCTGATATTAAAGTTAAAAGATTCATTCCATTAATTGTTTCAGGATTTCGCTTCATATCTTTTAATTCATAATACCAATAAGTAGCTAATAGTTTATCGTCATTGTCTTTTAGATGTGGCGACTTAATTAGTAAAGCCTTTACTCTTTCTTTTGTTTTCATTTTAAAATAATTCAGTTTGTTTGATATTTTCTTTTCTTACTATTCCTAGCATTGTTTCAAATATAGTTTTACCTGCTTCATAATCTACTAAATTCCTAGCTATTTTTGTTTTACTTTGTGTTCCTTTATATTTACTAAAATCGTAGTTATGAAACTTAGACAACCTTTGAAACTCTTTATTACTGTTACTTCCTTGCATAGAGAATTTTCTACTTATTTTATTAGGTAAATTAAAGTTAGTCCAGTATAAATGTCTACCCCTTTTTTTAGGGTTTAACATAGGTTCATAATAAGGTATAACATTTTCTACTACATACTTACCCTTAAAATGATTTTCTAAAAATATAATTTCTTCGTAAAGTTTCATATCTGGGTAAATAGGGTTTTTACCATTTGCACCAACCGACCAGAACCTAGCTCTACTATGTGTAGGGCAAGGTGGCGAACTCCAAATAAAATCAAAATCTTTGTAATAGTCTAATAAATATTGATGTGCGTCTGCTATAATTACATTATCATCAGGAAATCTCTCTTGATATAGTCTTGCACATTCAGGGTCAAGCTCTACTGCTGTTACTTTAATATCATTTTTTACATCATTCCACTTATATCTATTACCACCAAGACAAGCATATAAATTTAATATTCTCATTTCAATTTTCTTATTAGCCACATCACGATGGCTGCTATTATTATCCACCCCCCTATCATGATATATGTTCTAAACATTTTGGGCAGATGCCCATATCCTCTACTTCATCTTTAATTTCTACACCGCAACACGTATATTGTATTTCTTCAATATAATCATCTTCAACTTGTGAAAAAAAGTATGCTTCAAATATGCAATATATAATTATTGCAAGCCATATTAGTCCAAGTATTTCTAGTATTGTCATTTTTTATTTTTAAATTTATTTAGTTCTTCTTCTGTAAAATAATTATTTGCTTCTAAATCATCTGCATATTTTCTAGCTTTTTTATATAAATTAATATTATTTTTTTCTATATAATTTATAAATTCTTCTTGCCAATATATTTTTAAAAGATTAGATTTATTTATATGTAATGCCACTTCTAATAATTTTAATGGTGCTGTTTCTTCTTTTTTCATTTTAATAGTTTTTGTTTATAATAAGGTACTGTCTTTGGATCTTTGTTAAGCGTTTCTACTTCATATATTGCTGAATCTATTCTAGCTTTATGTTGAAAACACCAACGATAAAAAGTTCTGATATTAAGATAACAGTCCTTTTCGTCATATCTTACACCTAATTTAAAGGCTGTATCTATATCTTCAAGGCTCAATCTTTTTAATCTTTTATCTGTAGCTACATCATTGGCAAAGATCTTAGTCAAAGCCGCCATTGTTTTACCATCTGTTTTGTGTCCTAACTCAATAGATGTTCTAGCTATTATATCATAAAGTTTATCTGTCATAGTAATTTTTTTCCTTTTTCGTATTCGTTTAATTGTATATCTATTTTACTCATTGTAGGCTTTTGTCTTTTTTCCCAAGTCCGAACAGAACTTTTCCAACACTTCATCTTGTTTCTTCCAATCTTCCAACCTTTTGATTCGTAAAAGTCAATAAACGTTTCTGCATTAATATTATTTTTTCTTTCTAAACAATAATTTTTAACATCTTCAACCGTTGGCTTTATAAAGGTTTTATTATTTATTCTTATTACTTTATTCTTATTAATAGTTGTGCAGTTACTTAACGACAAGTTGTTTAGAAACTTAACAACTAGTTCTTCATTTACTTTATAATTGATTTTAGCAGGAACACCAACTCTTTTAGTATCTACAATTCCTTTGTCTTTTAAGATCTTTAAAGCCTTACGCTGTTGATAAGGTGTTAAAGTTGTATCTGCTTCTATATTAGCTTCTGTATTAAAAAACCAACCATCTTTTAACAAATGATTGGCTCTAAAATATTCTTCCTTACTAATCAAGTCAGCTAGTAGTATTGTAGCTTTTATTCCTAATACTTTGCATAGATTTTTATTAACTACTAAATATGCTGAACTTGAAAGTAAGTGTTTCATATATCTATTTTTATATGGTGTAAATAATCTTTAAGGGCAAACTTAATTAATTCTACTGTATTATTAAAACTCATGTAGTCAGAATTTATAACTACCTTCTTGTTAACAACTTGAACAGTAATAAAAACAGTAGGGTTATTAACGTTTTTAACTCCTGCTTTTTTTAATAATACGCGTAATGATTTTAAAGTTAAATTAGACTTTTTACTATCAGAATATTTATTAAATATTTTATTAAATATTTCTCTGTAAACACTCCAAGTTTCATATAATACTTTGTGCTGCCCTTCATAGTGATAAATACTACTTCTATCTCTTTTAAGCACCTCAGCTATTGTATTATAATGTATTCCCTTTTCAATTCTTGCAATATTACTTACAGCCATTCTAGGTAATTGAAATTCTTGTATTCTAGATCTACAACTCAAAGAACCCTTTTCCAAGTTAAATAAGTCTGTAGCTATATCGCAAATTCTTACAACATCTTTTTTATCTATTTGACTATTTCTTTTCATTAGAACGGTAGATCTTTGTTAATACTTAAATCATCTAGCATATCTTTTGTTCCTTCCATAACAGGTATTTCTGCTGTAGTTTCTTCTGATAACCACCAACCGTTAATATTATGATAGAACTTTCCGTTGTATTCTCTTGAAGATAAGTTAATAGATACGTTGTAGCTTTTACCTATTTCAGCTTTACTTAAACAAGTTTGTATTTTTTCGCCACTAAAGCTGATTGCTATTTGTGGGTTGTATCTGTCTTTTGTTTCAAAGACTGCTGTTTGTTTTTTCCATTCGCTACCAGATTTTGTTATTCCTGTTTCTTCTGGTAAGATTTTTGTAAGTTTTCCTAGTACTTCCATTTTTATTTATTTATTTAAAGTTAGTGTAAAAGGAAGGGTAGGAACTGTAATATTACAAAGTATAACCGCACAGTTAGTATTTGTTAATTACAAACCCCCCAACCTATGTTAATTATTTCGTTTAAAGTCTTCGCTTTCATCTTCGCTAAAACAGCCTAATTCGTACATACCCGTAATTTTAAGTACAGCTCTGCTCATAGAACGCTTCTCGGCCATTTCTAAACAGTACCAGCTATTTGTGTTACCGTCTTTAAATGTGCTGCCTTTTAAAGCAGAACCAAAAGTTTGGATAGTATTCTGATCTTTTATTGCTGTAGCTTGTACAGCTGCAAAGTTATGCTCGCATTTAACAACTTTGTAATTGATATGTATGTTTTCTATAGCTTGTATTTTCTCAATACCACTCCTAGTTATTATAATGTAGTGACCGCCTTGATGTTTAAATACGTCATCTTTAGTTAGATTGTATTTTATATACTTTTCCTTTAATTTTTCAGTTTTCATTATTTGTTAATTATAATTGGTAAATTATTATTGTCTTTATATAGCTTTTCCCATTCTGGTTTTAAATCTGTTGCATAATCCCCAGATGTTTGCCAACCATGTTCATCTAGCATTTCTTTAAACTTATGAAATCTTTGTAATTCTGTTCCTACTACAATTACACTTAGAGAAACGCTTAGTAAATCTACGCTTTTTTTATATCCGTTTACAGTGTAAACTTCTATTGGTTTTTGTGTCATCATAGGTTTTAAATTCCAGACCTTAGCCGATACTTCTTCATTGTCTAGGTATCTCTTTTGGTTTTCCCAAAAATGTGGTTCGTTATAATCTCTTTTCATATTAGTAATTATTATCTTGAAATTTATAATATTCTGTTTTGATTTCTACAAATAAATCAATTACTTGTTCATCTAAACTTTTTTCTAGTACAAATCTTTTGTGTTCTTGTTCTATATTTCTAACAAGAGTAAGTAAGCTGCTATTGATATTATTTAACCATACAGGGCTTTCTTCTATTACATCTAGTATTGATGTAATTGCTTCTTGTACGTTTGTAGCTTCTTTCATTCTAAATAGTGTTTTCATTTTTTTTAAATTAATTAAACTTTAGTTTTGTTACTGCAAATATACAAAACTTTTACATATTAACAAAAATCTGTTTAAAAGTTATTAACAATAATAATGTTAACAAATATAGAATAAGAGTTTTAAGCAACTTTACACGTTGTGTAGTATAGGTATATTAAAAAGAAAAGAAAGTGTCTTAGAGTGGCATTAAAAGGTTTATAGGCAGCGTTCCGTTGTTTAATACTACTGCACAACCTATTGCAGGTTTTTTTCCATATTTAGCGTATGCCATTGCATAACTGTCGTGATCTATACCGCAGCCAACTTGCATTCCGAATACTCTAAACCTTTTACCAACATAATGTTCGCAATAGGCTTGTGTATGTAAATGTCCTTGTACTGTATTCATCATATCAGCACGGCATTTAGTTCTTGCAGTACCGCCTTCACCGTGAACATATTGAACGTTGTCTTGTTCGTAGCGTTCCATAAATTCCCAGTTAGGCACTTCTAATACTTCTTTATAGGATTTGATCCACTTAGAAGGAACGGCTGATGTTTGTGCCTTCCGCATTATTATCCTATCATGATTGCCGATTATTACCTTAGCAAACGGAAATGCTTTATACCATCTTGATATTCTTTTAATAGCTAGATCTAATTCGGCCGCCCCGCCCATACCGTCTGCTGATGTTTCGTGATAACTAGAAAAATGATTATCTATAATGTCACCAATAAAAATAACATCTGTACATAAATATTTATGATATTGTTGTAAACAAAAGTCAACGTATGCGTCTAAACAAAAAGGTTCATGCAGATCACCTACAACTAACACATTTCTTTTGTGTTCGGATCGCATACGCTGTATGACTTCTATTTCGTGTGGTTTTAGCCTGAATCTATTGTTTTGCATCTTTACCAAAGTCAGCTAATCCTTGACCTATAATTAAAGCTGCTATACTCATAAGAATATTGCTAACCTCTTCTGGGTTCAAGTTAAAAGTGTCACTAAGTAAAGTTGTAAGGCAGCCTATTACAGCATACCAAAACTTTTTAGAGTTTAACATTTTTCCTAGTAAATACTTTTCAAGTAATTGTTTCATAATATAATAAATTGGTTAATATTCTAGTATTGCCAGATAACATTCTGGGCTTTAACAATGTCCATATCAGCATGAACAAATTTTCCTGTCTTTGATATTCCAAGCCTACAAAATCCTACCATTAACAAAGCATTTACAATTTGGTATAATTGCCTGCTTCCGTTATAAGCTATGTCAACTGCAAGACCTCTAGTATGTGAACTACCAACTCTGCCGCCTATTTCTGCATTATGCTCTTTACATCTGTAGCCGCTAGTAATAACAAACGGGCAGCCTGCAATCTCGCGAGCTTGGTCAAGCCTGTCAACGACTTTACTATTCATGTTAAAACCTGTACCGCCTTTTTTTTGGCAGCTTTCACATTGGCAAGCAAATTCGTTTACTTTAAAATATTCAAATGACATTAATCTAAGTAAAAAGTAGCGTATATTTTTACGCCCTTTATTTCTTTAATTAGTTTGTTTTCAACTTTCTTTATAGCTTTTTTTGGCAACCACTTAGGGTTTTTGCTATTTAATTTTCTTTTTTTCATTTAGCATTTTTTACAATGACCTAAACATACTTTTTTAAAAGTTATTAAGGATATTATTTTGCAAATTAGTTTTTTCATTATTTTTTAGTTTCAAAGTGATAAAATTTATATAAAGTATATGCAATAGCAAGTGTCAGCGAAATTAACGTTAGAATTTCGTTACAGTCCGTTATGCTAAAACCGATTGCACTTCCGTTAGCTATTCCTACTTGAATTGTGTCTTTTAGTTCTTTCATTAGTTTTAATGTTGGGCTTTTTATCCAAGTAGGATTTAAGCCTAGTTATATTTTTTTGTTTTGGTTTATAGTGTTTTTTCATTTATTCTCCTGCTGTAAGAAAATTCCTTAATGTAATTTCTGTACCCTGTTGCTTAGGTCTTTCAAGGTTCATACCTGCGTAATAGTTTGCTGTTGAAGGGCTAACATCTGCCCCAGAGTTTGTACTGTATTCTGGGTAGCTGCTTGTATTGTTTCTTATGTAGTCAATTAGCCTTTCTCTATAGTACTGCCCTGTGTTCATTATTTCTTCCCTAAGGTGTTGCGCTTCTTCTGTACTTAAAGCTGTTCCAGTTTCGCTTGTCTTAGAGTAGATGTTACCATTCTCAACCTTAAATCTCAGGAATGGTATAGCATGGTAAAAACTATACGACACTAAAACGTCAGCTATGTAGTCATCTAGTAAAGTTTTATATGCTGCATTACCACCTGCGCCAATAGTACCTGCTGAAATTAGATCTTTAATTTTTTGCGTTAGTTCCGTTCCAAGCGCTGTTTCAATATATAGCTTTTGACTTTGACGGATATAAGGTAAAAGTAACGTGGTATCAACATTTAAGTTGATTGCGCTACTGTCTTTAAGTGTTTGTTCTGATATAAATAATACGTATGCCATGTTATCTAGGTTCTAAAAATCCGTTATTTCTCATTCTTTTTGGTGGTCTTGCTACTAGGTTGTCGTTTTTTTCTGCTGTAAAACCTTCACTTCTTGCCTTTGTATATCCAATTAACTGACTGTCATTAATTTTAGCTTTTGCATTTCTTAAAGATGTTTTATAGATTCTACGCAACCAGAAATGATGACAGTTACCGCCACCTTTGTATAACCATATAGAATATGTTGCTGCACCTCTAGCTCCCCAACCTGCATTTACAGGTCTATAGCCCATTTGTAAAATATCTTCCTTACGATAAATTTTTCGGGCAGATGTCATTAATCTGCAAAATTCTCTGGTTTCTCCTTCTTGACTTAAAAATTCGTCTTTTGCATAAACGTATCTAACTTTGTAAAAGTCATTAAAAGATTTGTTTACTCCATCTTGTTCACTTCTAGCGTTTGGTCTTGCTGTTCCTGTAGAAGCTAATTCTAATTTTTCATTAGCAATATTGTTTAATTCTTTTTCAAATTCAAAATCTTGATGTTCGCCATCAACTATTTCTTCTTCTACTAATTCCCATTCGTCAAGTATATCTTCGCCATATTCTTCAATACATTTTTCTAATTCTGTTTTTTCTGAATTTAAAAGTGTTTTATTACAATTACAATCAGTTAAAGATGTTATTTGTTTATGGTCAGCACAGGGCATATAATAAGTCTTACCATCTTGCGTATGCTCATGATAACCTTCGCAACCTAATCTTTTAGCTTCTGCTTCTGCTTCTTCTATTGTTTCATATAAAGGTAGTTCTTTACCGTCTGTAATCATAGAACCAACCTTAGCTAGTTTTACGTCTTGTTCAACAGTATCTTCGTCTTCATCTAACGGTGGTAATCCTAATGATTCTCTTACTTCGTCTTGTGTCATAACTTCACGTATAGTTTTAGAATCAAACTGTACTGTTATTGGTTTAAGCTGTACGAATTCAACAGGTAAGTTAATATTGTTTACTTCAAATATTGTTTGTAAAGTTGATAAGATGTTTATTTGGAACGGTCTAACCACAGTATTTTGATAGAAATTTGAAGCGTTTATAAGCTCATCTGTATTGCTTGAAAAGCCATTTGTACTATCAATACCCATAAGTGTCTTAGACGTTACCCTATGCCCTGACAGGATATTCTGAACGAGTAATTCTTGGAGTGCTAAAAATTGTTTGTCTAAATCAGAAGGAGAAATTGCAGTTATTTCAGGTGTTCTAGTCTTATCGTCTGAGAATGTTAAAATAAATTTTCCTGCGTTTTCTGCACCCGTGAATTTTTCTTTTATACTTTGCTCTATTTGAAATCTTTCCTCTTGTGTAGGAATTCCATTCGCGAACGAAATCATCATGCTCGAACTGAAGCCCGAATTGATATTCGATAATTGGAATTCAGCAACCCGTTGGTCTACTAGACACCAATTACAAGCTGCTAGGTAATCAGGCGTATGATAGATGTCCATATTTGGGCTATAAGAACCTGTGTATAGTAATTGACTAGCAGACGTTCTGTCTTTAGTATTAAAAGCTGCAATAGGATAAGGTTTATGTGTTCTTACATTAGACCAGTCAGCACTTATAAAATATGTATCTACTTGCCCTAGTTCATTTGGTCTACCTGCCCTTACTCTTTCAACAGGAACGTGGTAGACTTCTGCAATAGCTGTTCTTTCTCTATTCCAAATAATATGTAAAGCGTAAGCACCTTGTAGCTTAAAGTCAAAAGCAACTTTCTTTATTACTTGATGTAAAGTTTCCTTACCATTAACATTAGCCATAAACTTCTTTAAAGCTACAAAAGTATCTAAGCTATCGTATTCATCAGTAATTACTAAATTTTCCCCTGCTATCATTTCTGCTGTAGAATTGATAACTGCGGCATGGGTACTAGAATTATAGTAAAGGTCAATAAGGAACTGAGGATAGAGGTTTCTCCAGTCATCTGTTCCGTACTCTATGTAGTCACGGCCGCGTACTTCTTGAATTATAGGGGCTGTGCTAGTTTCAAGTGATATGTTTAATAAGTTTTCTTTCATAGTATATCTTCTTGTTCATTTGTCCATTCAGGGATAGCCATTATAGTTAATATTTCTGAATGATTATATTCTTGTAAACCTTCTAAAAAACTAGGCGTGTTACCTGTATATTTTAAAACTGTTTTAGTTCTGTCTATTGACAGCCTTAACGTTTCTAGGCTTGTTTCTGCTATTTGTGTAAAATCTATATTTAACACATCTGACATATTATATATTACGTAATTCATAGCTATTTTTTTAAGGTGCGTCTGTTACAATATCTCCAGAAGCCATATTAGTCATTGTTCCGTTATTACTATTAGTACTGTCATCCGTAATAGTAGGAAAGCTAGACGTACCACTAGGATCGCCATTTCTCCAATAACCTATAAGATCTGGCTCGTTAGTTAAATCAGTTGGTGTACCACTATTGTAAATTGTTAAAACTCTGTCTGCTGTTAAAGCTGTATCGTAAAAAGAAATTTCATCCATTTTACCATTAGCAAAAGTTGTTGAACCTGTAATTCTCTTACCTATAAAAGCGTCATCAGTAGTATATACATTTGTTCCGCCTGATCCACTTGCTGTTGCTGCCTTTGCACTTCCGTCTACATATATCTTCCAATTAGTTTGCGTTTCATCAGTCCATACAAATACAATATGATGCCATGTATTATTAGAAACGACCGCACTATTAGTTTGTAAACTTCTTCTGTCAATACTGCCCATTCCGCCACCATCTCCTGTGTGCATAGCTAACTTTCCTGTTGTATTTTTAGAACAAGCTATACCATTATAGGCAGATGAATTACTAGAGTTTGAAAACATCCTAGAGGTAGCTGTAGTTATATCAGTCCATTTACACCATAAAGAAAGCGAAACACCGCCTGACACAGGAGGGCGTAAGCTAGAGTTATTACCTAAATTAACAAAGTCATCAACCCCGTCAAAATCTAATGAAAAGAGATTCATAAAAGAATCAACTGATTTTGATGTAGATAAACTTTGTCCTAGTCTTAGTATTCTCATTATATTACATCTTCATAGTAACAGATAGCAACTCCTGATGTCAGAGTTATTGCCGTGCATTGGAGAAATAAAGTTGTTCCCGCAGGTACTGTCGTGTGAAGGTTGCTTATAGCTGAACCTGTACCTGTTTGCACATTTGTAGCTGCTATTGAAGCTATTACTGATTGAACAGGAAAGTGAATAGCATAATACTTTTTGCTTGTCATAGCTGTAGTTCCTATAACATCGCATCTATGTTTTCCTAATTGCTCTGTTAATAATTGTTGTACGTTTTCTATTGCCATTTTTTAATTTTTTATTGTCCGTAATATATATAATTATCTGTTGCTGTTGGTGTATATTCTGTAAATTGTACTTGTTCTGTACCTGATTTTTCAGCTAGATACATTTTACCTTTTGTTACTAACCCCTGTACTACACCTTTATTATCAGCGGCAGGACTTAATACTTCTGTTTCTGTAGACGGTGCAAAGTTTTTAGCTACTGTAACTGTACCAACCCAAGTAACTTCGTAAACTTCATATTTCCAATATCCTGCTGGTAGTAAGTGTATTTCACTATTATACAAATCTACACTAGCTAATACTGATTCGTAAGTAAATAACAAAATAGTATACCTTTCTCTTATCTCTGCTGTAGCTGCGTAAGCATAAGCAACTGAACCGTCTAAGTCATTAGTAAATTTTACTAAGAACCTTATCTTGTTCATATCTGTTTGTGTACCGCTTAAATTGTCCTTTACGCAAACGTATGCTCCTATGTTTGTTTCTGTAGTTGCTTGTATCATACAGTATATAATAGAAATAAACTGTTTTTATTTGGATATAAACGAAAAAGAGGGCTAAAAAGCCCCCTTTATCAAGAAAATATGAAAACACTAATTAAAGTGAAAAGTGTATTTTATAATTCTACTAATTA